AATTACTATATGAAAGAATTAGCAAACCTAAAAAAATTAAGAATTATTCCGGGAATCCTAGTGTTCTTGGCTCTGGTGTATTTTTGTTATAGCGTTGATAGCTCTATAACTGAGCCAAAAAAAGCAGTCTATGGCGAAAGGACGGTGGAGCAGATAATCGATACTCCACAACCATACACGCCATCAGAATCTTGGGATGAAGATTTTAAATCAGCAGTAACTCCAATAGAAGAATCAAAATGAACTATCAATGGAATTATAAGTTTACCTACCCACACAAACCTGAAAGCAAATACGAACGCTTGTTCCATGCACAGAAAATCTTAGAGCTATCAAGACATGTGATGTTGCTAGATAGCTTAGAACCACAACTTGAAGATTTGACACAGGCGAATAAATATCTCAATAAGTTTAGATTGGAGAAATAACATGGGAACACCTGTTTATATGGAAATTGATGAAGCATATAGTATCGTGCAGTGGCATGGTGAAGAATATGGACATCACAATCTCTGGGGTGCATTAAACAGCATGGAAGAGAATTGGGATGATTTAGATAACATGGAACGTGCGGCTTACAAACAAGTCAAACGTGAACTTGAAAAAGAACTTCAAGCTGTGCGTATCTTAGAAGATGATGGGCAACCAGATTAGTTGACAATTAAAATAACTTCTGTATAATTAAATGATTAACTAAGGAACAGGTATGGCAATCAAGATCGATGGAATGAAAAAGAAAGCTAAAGTTACTAATATTAACTTCAGCGATGAAAAATACACAGGCACAGAACCCACTTGGGATTATGATCGCGCCTTAACTTTTTCAGATGAAGAATTTGACCACCACTTACGTAAAAGCCTTGCTTACTACAATTACTATTACGGTCCTAAAGATCTAAAGAAATATGTTGTCCATTGGTTACGCCAACATGAAGGCGAAGCAGGATTACACAAGTTAGACAAAGCTACTATTGATCGTTATCAACGTTCAGCTGATGCCCTAACACCATTCACAGTCTGCGCACTAGTCAAAGCACATGAGCGTGGTATGCCACTACGTGATCGTCATGTAGAGTATATCCTTGATGCTGTTCAACGTGTTCTACTATTAAAATCAGACGACGAAGAAACTGTAGAAAAGAAAGAAACTAAACCAGTGGTCCAACAGCCAACTATCCAAGACCGCATGAATGAAGTGGCTAAGAAACATATCTTATACTTTGAAATCTTAGAAGATGGCTTGTTCGCTGGCGAAACAGTAGATCCCAAAGCCTACGAATACCTAGTTAAGAACTCAGTGCCACAGGCATTGATTAGTAAGATATCAGCAGTGTTTGAGCCTAGATATGCTGAGCTTAAAGAAGCACGTAAAGGTGAAGACGAACAGCTCAAAGAAGGTTACAGCCACTACAAAGCCGCAGACTATAAACGCTGTGAACAGTTCTATGAAAAACTATTCCAAGACTTGGCCGCTTACAATCAGACTAAAAAAGCCACTAAAAAAGCCGCAGTTCGCAAACCTCCACAAAAAGAAAAACTAGTCAAGAATTTGAAATATCTCAAACAAGACACCACAATGAAATTAGTCAGTGTTAATCCAGTAGACATCGTTGGTGCTGAAGTGTTATGGGTCTACAATGTTAAAAATCGCAAGATTGGTAAGTATGTAGCAGAAGCCATGGGAGGTGTATTGGGTATCAAAGGCACTACTATCACAGGCTACGATGCTAACAAGAGCATACAAAAAACCTTGCGTAAACCAGAAGAACAACTTAAACAATTTCTAGCAAGTAGTAAAGTTGACTTACGTAAGTTTATTGAAAATATCAAGACCACTGATATTAAACTAAACGGACGTATCAACGCAGAAACCATCCTCCTCAAGGTAGCGTGAGTTCATTTGTTATCCTGCGGCTGAGCATAAATACATGAACAGCAACAGGATAACTAAATGACACAGATTGGCGCACACTACGAAGCAGTACCAGACTTACCTGGTAATATCAGCTCAACGTCTAATAATCTAACTCCTAATCTTAGCGTATATACAGACAACTTATATAATGCTAACACAGGCACAGGTGCAGGACATATCGCATTTGATGCTAACTTACAGGCACAGTTAGACACAGTAGCCAGCAAGCGTGCTGAAATCATTGACTATATCCGCTTACGCCTAGGTGATCAAATCGTAGATGTAGAAGCTGATAAAGAACACTATGAGATGGGCATTAATCAAGCCCTTATTCGTTATAGACAACGCAGTAGCAATAGTGTAGAAGAAAGCTATGCATTCTTAAACCTAGCACCAGAAACACAAGAATACATATTACCTAACAGTATCATGAATGTGCGTCAAATCTTCCGTCGTGGTATCGGTAGTGTGTCGGGAACAACAGCCAGCCAGTTTGAACCATTCAGCTCAGGTTACTTGAACACTTATATGTTAGTAGCTGGACGTGTTGGCGGTTTAACCAATTACGAATTATTTGTAGACTATCAAAAATTAGCTATGACCATGTTTGGTGGTTACATGAACTTTACATGGAACAAAGTCACTAAGAAACTGACTATCGTCCGTAAAATGCCATTTGGCTATGCTGGTTACACTGGCGCTAACGAAGACGGTAATGGTCAATATGAATCAATCCTACTTTGGATCGACAACTATAAACCAGACATCATGTTGTTAAATGATAACATGACATTCCCATGGATCCAGGACTATGCACTAGCACTAGTTTCTATGTCAATTGGGCAAGCACGTGAAAAATTCAACAGCATCGCAGGTCCGCAGGGTGGAACTAGTCTAAATGGTACAGCACTCAAACAAGAAGGCAAAGAACTGCTTGAACGCCTAGATGATGAAATCAAACGTTATGTAGATGGTAGCATGCCTTTGACTTGGGTAACTGGTTAAAAATTCTAGACTTTTAATAAAAACTCCCGTATAATATAATTTGTATAGGGAGTTTTTTAATGGCTAAAATTATCGCAATTTGTGGGTTTATTGGGTCAGGCAAAGATACAGTTGCTGACTATCTAGTTAATGTTCATGGATTCCGTCGTGAAAGTTTTGCCAACAGCCTTAAAGATGCTGTGGCTGCAGTTTTTGATTGGGACCGCACACTATTAGAAGGGCGTACCAAGCAAGCCCGTGAGTGGCGCGAACAAGTAGATCCGTGGTGGGCAGAACGTTTGAACATGCCTAATCTAACTCCACGTTGGGTCCTACAATACTTTGGTACAGAGGTAGTGCGTAGAGCATTCCATGATCAGATGTGGGTAGCCAGCTTAGAAAATCGCCTACGCAACAGCACAGATGATATCGTCATCACAGATTGCCGTTTTGTTAACGAAATCAGCATTATTAAACGCTTAGGCGGGCAAGTGGTGCGGGTTCATCGTGGTGCTGAACCCATATGGTATGATGTTGCGGTACAAGCTAATGCAGGGTCTGACTCTGCTAAAACTAAACTAGTTGAATATAATATACACGCCAGTGAAACTGCTTGGGTAGGCAGTAGTTTTGATGCAGTATTAGATAATAATGGCAGTATGGATGAACTTTATGCTCAAGTTGAACAGTTGCTTAAAAATCAGGCACTAGGTCACCCTGACGCCACCCAAGCCCCTCACGTGCAATCTCAACCTGGCAATTAGCACAAACAGTTTTTAAATTATGCTGTTTGGCATTGTTTAAATCCCCGTCAACATGATAGACAAACAGCTGAGTTTGATACTTGGCTTTGAATCCACACTTTTCACACACAGGTTTCTTTTTATATCCTTCTAACATCCAACGAGGTTTGGGTGTAGGCAAGCTCTTTTTCTTGCGTATGCAAGTGTCGCAGCGACTCCTGTAGTAGGTTTTCTCTCCACGTTTATAGTTAACTGCACAAGGGTTTTTGCCACAAACCGTGCATAATAATCGCCATTGCATACGCCTATTTATGCGAACCTTTAAAAGGGCGGTCTAATACACCAAAATCCTCCAGATACTTATAAATATATGAAAGCAATCTATTTAGAGGATACATTACTATGGCAACATCATTAGTTTCACCAGGAGTGCAGGTAACGGTCATCGACCAAACGCAATACGCACCAACCCAAGCAGGTTCGATAGCTTATGTCTTACTTGCTACAGCGCAGGATAAGATGACACCTAGCAACACTGTTGCTACAGGAACTACTATCCCCAATGCTGAAGAACTTATTACAGTAACTAGCCAACGTGATCTAGTTAACATGTTTGGTACACCCGTATTTGAAAAAGATGCCAATGGCAATCCAATCAACGGTGCAGAAACAAATGAATACGGATTATTGGCTGCTTACAGTGCCTTAGGCCTAAGTAATCAAATGTATATTCAGCGTGCTAATGTTGACCTAATGGCATTAAATGGCACCAGCGTTCGCCCAACAGGTGCGCCACCAAATGGCACATACTGGTTTGATCTAGCAGATACTAACTTTGGTATATACGAATGGGACGGTGCAAACTACGGTTTCGTTCAAAAGCTACCATTGATCATTACTAGTTCAACAATGTTGACAGGTAATACTACACCATCAACATCAGTTGGTAGTATCGGTCAATATGCAGTAGTAACTACTAATTCTAGCAATCCAGTTTATTACAAAGGTTACAATAACACATGGCAATTAGTTGGAAGCCAAGGTTGGCAAAATGTTGTTCCAGCAATCACTGGTAATATTGCTAGTCCAACATTAACCAATGGTTCTAAACTGATTATCAACGGCACAACAATCACAGTTAGTGGCACTACAGTTACTTCGGCGGCTACAGCGATTAACGGTGCAGCTATCCAAGGTATTACTGCTAACGTAACTACTTTAGGCCAACTTACAATTTTTGCAAATAATACTGCTGCTAGTTCAGGTAATACCCTACAAGCAGACGGTTTATTGAAAATCACCAACGGTATTACATTAGGCAATGCTACAGTTGATGCTGCAGGTGCATTAGGTTTATATCAAGCAGGCGCTAATGTTACTAACAGCGGTAACACTTACACATACAATGGTCCAACAGTAGCATTTAGTGGCTATACCAATCCTCCAGCATGGAGAACGACAGATGTTGTTCCGAGACCAATTGGTTCAGTATGGTTTGAAACTACATCAACAGGCGGCGGTGCTAACTGGTACATCCAAGAATACAGTTCTACACTAGGTGCATTCCAATTGTTGGCAGCTCCTTTATACAGCAGTGATACTACTGCGATACAAGGACTTAGCCCAGTTGCAGGCGGTGCTGATCTACCAGTAGGAACACTATATATCCAATACAACACAGATGTTGCTTATGGTCAAACCGCATTATCAACAGGTAAATTTAAACCTTTCATTAAAAATGTTGCAGGTTCATTAACAGTTACTGGTACTGCTGCAGGTGGTTCAGCTACTTACACAGCAGGTAACAGTTTCTATATGACAGTGTCAGTTCCAGCATCAGCAACTACGGTAACAGCAACAGTTACATTAAGCGGTAATACCGCAGCTAGCCTAGCTGGTAGTATTTTAAGTGCAGGTTTACCTAATATTGCTGCAGGTATTAATACAAGCGGCGCACTATATATTACACACACAGCTGGTGGTACTATCTTGTTTACACAAGTTGCTGGTACACCATTGTCTACAGCAGGTATTTTATCAAGCGGTTATGTGCAGACAATTACAGCAGGAGTTACATATCTAGCAAGTCCATTTACTCCGCTAAACTACACATACTCATTGACAGCACCATACAGCAACCCAACAGACGGCACACTATGGTATTACAACAATCCACTAGATGTTGACATCATGATCAACACTGGTAGCGGTTGGAGTGGTTACCAAAACGTGACTAACGATGCTCGTGGTTACAATTTATCATTAACAGATCCAAACGGTGTTATCCTAGCAGCCAGCACGCCAGTTACACAAAGCACTGGTGCACAACTAGTTGCTGGTGATCTATGGTTAGATACAAGTAATTTAGAAGTATATCCAAAACTATCTCGTTACAACGGTAGCACATGGGTATTGATCAACAATACTGACCAAGTTAGTTCAAATGGTATCTTGTTTGCTGATGCACGTTGGAGCTACAATGGTAACTTAAATCCAATTACTGATAGCTTACCAAGTATCACAACACTGTTGACCAGCAATTACTTAGATCCAGATGCACCAAGCTATGCATTACATCCACGTGGCACACTGTTATTCAACACACGTCGCAGTGGTTATAATGTTAAACAGTTCGAAAGCCAAGCATTTAGTAAAACACAACTAGCAACAGTTACAGGTAATGTGGCTGCTACTTGGATCACACACAGTGGCAGTGATCCTACAACTGGTGTTCCATACTTTGGTCACAAAGCACAACGTTCAGTGGTAGTTACAGCATTGAAAGCGGCTATCGCTTCAAGCACACAATTACGTGAAGATCAAAACAACTTCAACTTAATCTGCTGCCCAGGCTATCCAGAACTAATGCAAGATATGATCACGCTAAATGATGATCGCCAAGACACAGCATTTATCATTGGTGATACTCCATTAGACTTGCCAAGCAATTCAACTACACTAAACAACTGGATGATGAACACATACAATGCAGTTGATAACGGTGAATTAGGCTTAGTCAGCTACAGTGATTACCTAGGTGTTTACTACCCAAGCGGTGTGACCACTAACTTAGACGGTAGCACAGTAGTTGTTCCACCAAGCCATGCTATGCTACGCACTATCATCCGCAGTGACAACCTATCTTATCCATGGTTTGCTCCAGCTGGTGTTCGTCGTGGTGTGCTTGACAATGTATCAGCCATTGGTTACATTGACACATCAAACAACAACGATTTCGTTAGCATCGGAGTAACACAAGGTCTACGTGATGTATTATACGAAAACAGCGTAAATCCAATCACTAAATTGCCAGGTGTTGGTATCGTTGCATACGGTCAAAAAACACGTGCATCAGGCACTTCAGCATTAGACAGAATTAATGTTGCAAGATTGGTAGTATACTTAAGAACTGTATTAGCTAAAGCAGCTGCACAATTTATATTTGAGCCAAATGACACTATTACAAGAACACAAGTTACAGCAGTATTCAACGGAATATTTAATCAATTGGTAGCTGAACGTGGTATCTATGACTACTTGGTAGTTTGTGATACAACCAATAACACTCCAGATCGTATTGATCAATACGAACTATGGATTGATATTGCGATCCAACCAGTTAAAGCAATTGAGTTTATTTACATTCCAGTGCGTTTAGAAAATACTGGCTCACCTTTAACTATAACAGGATAATAATATGATCAGTTAATGGGGCTTTAGGCCCCATCAAACTGAGACGATAAAAAGGTAAATATATAAAAGGAACAAAGACATGCCAACCGCATCATTAACTAACTTTACGGTACCGTTATCAACAAACCAAAGTGCTAGCACACAAGGTTTGTTAATGCCGAAATTAAAGTTCCGCTTTCGCGTAACTTTTATTAATTTTGGTATCACTCAACCTACCACAGAGTTAACTAAACAAGTCATGGATTTTAAACGTCCAAGTCTAACACAGCAAGCGATGGAAATACCTATTTACAATAGCCGTATTTACTTTGCTGGTAAACCAGAATGGCAAGAAGTTACCTGCACACTACGTGACGATGCCAGCGGAGCAGTTACAAAACGTATTGGTGAACAGATCCAGAAACAATTTGACTTTTACGAACAAAGTTCAGCTGCTTCAGGTATTGACTATAAATTCCAAACTATATTTGAAGTTCTTGATGGTGGTAATGGTACTAATACTCCAGTGGCTCTTGAAACTTGGGAATTAGATGGTTGCTTCTTAAGTCAAACAGACTATCAAAATGCTGACTATAGCTCAAATGATCCAATGACGATCCAATTGACTATCCGTTACGATAATGCTATCCAAACACCACTAGGTACAGGTGTAGGATCAGCAGTGACAAGAACAGCAGGCACAGTGATTACTGGTTAATCCAGACGACTACTTTAAAAGCCCGGTTCAAATCCGGGCTTTTTTTTCTCGATAAATAATATAAATGGAAATGATATATGGCGATAACTAACGGTCAGATTGGTCTTATAAATCAGTTTATAGGTGCGGCTATCGGTACTGGAGATGCTGGC